CCCTATGGGAGCATTATAAATACCCGGATGTTGAAATAAGACAATTAAATAAGGCACTAGAAGAATTTGCTCCGTAGGAAAATAAAGTATTATCAGCAGAGGTAGAAATCTTATTCACTGTAAACATAAAATTAATTTCTCTTTCTGCCGCACCGCTTGGAAAATTCGTTGTATTCGCACCTACGAAATAACCACTTGTCCCATCTAGCTTCAGCGCATAATCCCCACACCAGCCAGCCACAGTCGACACGCCGCCTGTAGGTGTTAAATCATTCGCCACCGCAGAGCTAGAAACGCCATACGCCGAATTTGGAATTACTGCACCGCTTGTTGTCTGGTTAAATTTCCAAAATCCAACGGTGTAGTTATCGAGAAAACTTGTCGGGTAAGCCGTCGTAACATAACCCAAATCACCGGAAGCATTTGCATAAATCAAGTTCGCAGATTGTGTTGGCAAAGTCACTGACCCAGAACCTACTGCAACGGGAGTGTTATCTATAACTATTGTTCCACTTGCCAACGTTGCTACCAAACTGGATATACTCGACATTTTCATTCCAGAGGCAATATAATCCCCTTGCCCCAAAGGAAATGCTGACATTTCCGTGCTGGTTGAGGATAGAAAATAATTAATCTCCCTTGCTCCGGAAGAAGTCATTTCATATATGCCAATATCCCCCGCCGCCGTTGTCCGATTCTGGCTGTTTTGCAGGATTAACGAAGTTGAATTATAGGTCAATGTCCTGGCCGTAGCCCACCGAATAACCACAATCCCGGCTATCCATCCGGTAATTTTCGTTACGGCTTCTGTGCCGCTGACGACAAAGGAATTACTGCCGCTGGTCAACGTAACTACACCGCTTGAACTGGTGAGGCTGACCGGATTGGGTGTCTTAATAGCCCCAGTCATTGTACCGCCAGCAAGTGGCAAAGCAACATGATTTGTCCATGTGATAATTCCTGTAGAACTATTAATATTGCCTATTGTTACCCATGCCGTATTACCGCTGTTCATTTGTTTTACTAAATGGTTGCCACTATCCAGCCAAATCATTCCAGCAACGGAATACCCTAATGTTAACGGGTCATTTGAACCGTAAAACATGGATTGAACCGCCTGAATTGCAGCATTAAATCCGGTACGTACAGCCTTCCCTGTTCCGTTGGCAACCGTAGTTGTTGCTTGTGACATTTCCTCACTCCCTAATATCCGATTGAAAACATAAAAATAACCGCTAGTTAGCGGTGTGACGCCTTACTAGTTCCACGTAACAGCAGCCATAATTGTTTCGACCTCGGCAGCAGTCGTAGCGCCATAAACCTTTTCTTGATACGCCCATAGCTTAGCCTTAACGCTTGCTAACATGGTTTGCATATCTGTACTAAGCGTGATAATCTGATCAGCCGTGTGAGCATACTGTTGTTTTGTGCTGTCATCGGCAGTACTGCTTGCTTTAGCCCGAATGGTAATGCCGGACGGATATAATGTAGCAAACTGAGTAGACGAAGCAACCGCTAGCAAAGATGCCGCTGTGATTTGGGATTGGGTGCTTGTGTCAGAATCATACCATAGGGCTGTCCCTGTTGCCGAGCTAGAAAACCCAGCGATATATTCAGCCGCCGCCTGAGTTTTTAACGAAGTTATTGCGGTTGCCTGCGCTTGTGTCAAGGTGGTTTCCGGCGTATAAGTATCCGCAACCTCTGCCCATTCGCTGAACAACTCCGTTTTCAGATCATCGTCATAGTAATGATTGCCCCAGGGGGCAACACTGGTTAATTCGCCTGTTGTTGAATTATAGTATATAGTCATTTGCTTACTCCTCCCCTTCATTTTCTAGGACTTCGGCATAACACCCAATATAACCTGATGTTTGCCATGTGCCATTTATTGTAGTTGCCCCACCTGCTTGAACATGCATGTTTATTTTAAAATTATCATTACATCCATTAGAGTCTGCTGTGGCACAAGTACCGTAATAAGTTGACCCGTTATAAGTATATCCCCAACAAACAAGTTCATTGCTTCCTGAAGCATTCATAGCCCAGCGCAACTCTTTTTTATATTTAGGAGTCCCAAACGGATTATCCCAAGATAAAGTAGTAGCACCACTAAAATACTTCCACCCTAAAAACACTTTACGATTGCCACCTGTCGCTTTCTCCCTGCGTCCATACTTATAATCAGTATCGTTATACTCGATAATCTTACTACTGTTCGTTCGTGCAAAAGCCAAAGCAACGCTACTCGAAGGCAACATATCATCAATAATGGATCTACGTCCCGTCTCCATTAACTCGGTGTAATAGTAATTAATCTCGGCTTGGGATAATTCGGAATTAACAAACATGCAGTAATCATATTTACCTGTAAATACATATGAAGTAGTGGACACTGGCTCGTATCCCAAATAAGTAGCATAACTAGAAGTGGTATATGGTGCAGTAATAATGGCAGTTACTGGGTTTACTGAATTCATATATACTTTCGCTGTTGTGCCGTTTATAGTGACTGCTATAAACACAGGAGTATTAAGTGGTATTGGTGTACTATTTAATACTGTAGTTGTAGTGGTAGAACACCATGTTACATATCCAGAGGTGTTAATATACAAACTATTTCCTGTGCTTGAAGTCGTTCGGTTACTCCATAGTATTTGTGAGGTCGAATACGCAGTAAGGTTGACTACTCCAATATAAGAGAACGTACTTGCTGGTGCAAAAGAGCCTAGAGAAATATAGCCTTGAGAGGAAGAAATAAATTTTCTTGCATACGACAAACCTATATCAGAAGTTACAACTGTTGAATTTGTTGCCGTTCCTGCCAAGGCACTTGACGTATTACTGTCGGCTACGCTTGTCCCTGATGATTCGCTAAACAGATATTCATGATACGTTGAAGAATAGGCACTCGGTACGGTTGGAGCTGTCGCGCTGTTTTTATCATAGAAACAAGGTATCAGCAATGAATTTGCCATTGCACCCAGTTTTACGGTAGAACGCATTTTTGTGCGAAGTTCCAGGTAATGCAGAGTAAAATAACCAACATAAGAAGAAACGTTATTGTTTGCTTCACGCCCAACATATAGGCTATAAGTTAATGTAGTTGAAATCGACCACGTTCCTTTATAAACTAAATTCCCGTTAATATAAAGATAGCCATACGTTCCATCGTATTGCATAGTAGCAAGATAAGTTTTCCCTATCTCAGCTTTAAATGTTGTCACTACATCATTACTTATACCAATAAATGTGAAGTAACCAGAAGAATTAATATATAAACCAAACCCTGTACTTGTACTTAAAGCACCATAACAGAATATTGGATTCCAAGTACTTGTACTTAAATTGTTAACGGTAAATAATACGTTTACTTCGCGCTCTGCTGCTCCACTCGGAAAATTTGTAGTATTCGCCCCAACAAAATACCCTGTTGTCCCGTCCAACTTTAGCGCATAATCCGCCCAGCCATCCACACTGGAAACACCTCCTGTAGGCGTTAAATCATTCGCCACCGCAGAACTTGATACCCCATACGCCGAATTGGGAATAACCGCACCGCTTGTAGTCTGGTTAAATTCCCAAAATCCGACTGTGTAATTATCAATATAACTTGTCGGATAAGCACCCGAAACATAACCCAGCGATTGATCAGACGAAGCATAGATAAGATTCGGTTTTCTTACTGGCAAGGCTACACTGGTTGAGCTGATTTCTTGAGATTCATTGTCAATAACAACGGTCCCACTTTCTAATGTCGCAACTAAACTGGATATGCTGGACATCTTCAGCCCGGATGCAATATAGTCTCCTTGTCCAAGAGGAAATATTACAGAAGCAGAACTAATATCATCAGTCGTTGCTACTTGCTTCCAATCCGACCAAGCCGCACCATTTGCCTTAGAACGCTTATATTTTTTGTCCGTCACCGGGGCGTAAAAATCTTGGGTAATATCACCGGAACTTGACGAAGCTACATGCATCGTTCCATATGTCTCCGGTACATCTGTACAGCTTATACACCAATAATCACCGCAAGCATAAACTGTATCTAAATCTACGGAAGTTAATGTTCTACCATATGTTCCCAGTCCATATCCAGCAGGAGCCGCACCGCTTGAGCTCCCTGAACCTCCCGCCGCTGCGCCCCAAATTATTGTTCCATCAGAATCTACAGTACCTTTTGTCACCCATGCTGTATTACTGCTGTTCATTTGCTTCACAAGATTATTGCCACTATCCAACCAAAGCATCCCCGCAACAGAAAAACCCTCTGTTAGAGGGTCATCCGAGCCATAAAACATAGATTGAACCGCTTGGATTGCAGAGTTAAATCCCGTTCGTACCGCTTTGCCTGTTCCATTAACAACCGTTGTTGTAGCTTGTGCCATATTATCACTCCCCTTAATATCCGATTGAAGTCCAATTGATGGATCTTGAAACCGCAGTTCCGCTATTAGTGATAGCGACTGTAAACCCGCTTGACGTTTGGCTGGTTAGCTTATAGGTGTCTCCCTCTTCCGCATCAAAGATGGTTATTGAAGGTTTCGGGATATTGTTGAATTTTTTCGCATAGGAAACAGTAATCCCGCTCGTCGGAACGGTCACATTTCCCGACTCATACCGGGTGTCAACGGTGGCCGACACAACAAACGAAGAAACATACACATTGTACTCATTACTAGTCGTAGCTAAAACAATTCTAAAATTAAAATACGAGCCATAATATTGGCCCGGAGTAAAGTTTTGCCATCCTGTATATGATCCATCAGATAACGCTACATTAATTTGAACCGTAGCCGATCCATAATTCGGGTCCTCGTTGTCCCAATACGTCAAGGCATCCACATTTGTAATATCATCAAATTTACCGTTCACCAGAACAACAGAAACATCGTACGATGCAGTAAGCGTAACCGCTTGGTCTTCATCCACATGGAAAATATGATCAGTTGGAATGGTATACATCCCGCTGGTTGAAATCCCGCCGTATTCGTCCCAATCATCAAGAGTATCGACATTGACGGTTATATCATCAACAAGTTCCGCTGAACCAAGGCAAAGGATATTGTCTTTGATTTCGGCCCCGCCTGAACATGTGCCGGACCAGTCCGTCCCGGCTTCATCTATTGATGAAATTTCATTGGTTGCAATTGTGGCAAGTGCGCACTCTATTTCTTCCCAATTAGCAGAATAGGCAATATATGTCTTGCTGTTATACGTTTTCTGAAATACCGCCGCAATCCAATACGTTCCGGTAGATTGCAACGTATAGCTTGTCGTGCTTACTCTCCCCAGCACCTGGGCACTACCTAATTCATCCCCTTTACGAATTTCATAATATATCGGACTTCTAAAATCAGTAACGGCATCCCAAGAAAGAACTGCGGTATTATTAGAATAAGAAATCGATAAGTTTTCCACATCATCTAAGGCGGAATACATCGCCGAACCGGTAATGGTATAGGTGTATTCGGTTACGTCCGCCAAATCTTCCACTTTGGCCCCAAAAATATTGTAGGAGCAAAATTTAAGATAGACGGTTTTCCCTATATCCGCTTCCGTAAATTCATACTGGAAAAATCGATCAGAATCAATCCTCAAAAAATCAGATCCGCTAGCATGTTCCGCTATGGTTGTACCATATACGCCCCGTCTTAGGTAGGAAAGAGTGTATTTATTGGTATCGGTCAGGGCTGCCGTTTCATAGGAAATCAATTCCCCGTCTACATAGCAAAGCGTATTATAGTCGTCGGCATCGTCTTGCGTGCCGCTGGCTAATGTGCCTAAACTCTCCACTAAGCTGACTTTCAGTGTATTGGTTGTATCCGGATCATCGCCACTGGCCAGAGCTGCCGTTAAAACGCCCTGCCTTGCTTTTGAACTTATTTCGCCAACCTTTTTATAGGTGTCGCCGTCACTGGATAGATACACATAGCAGCCGCCCCAGTTACTACTGGCACCACTGACAGCCGCCCAAACTTCATAGCCATCCCCTAATTCAGAGGGAGGCTCAAAGAGGACCGGAGTATTCACACTGCCAGGGCTAACTGCTGCATTAGTTGATGCCCTTATCGCCGATTGCCGGGTATATTCTACTGTTCCGGTACCGGTGATCCCGACTTCTTCTACTTCAATCGTAACGTATTTATCTGAATCAATGTCAACACTTATGACTCTTACAAGTTCACTTTCCAGCCCCAAAACCTCATCAGTAATTTCTATTAGATCCATGGGATCCAATAAGAAAAATGGGAAGTATGGCAATTTAACGGTATATTGGTTACGATGGTATAGGCTGCGCTCTAATATATGTTGAACCGCAACCACGGCAACGGACTCCGTACAAATACAATCCAGCGAGGTGGAGTCGTTTTTCTTAAGACCTACCTGGTTTATACTGGCCAAATCCTCAGCGCTAACCACATCATCGGCATATTCATCGGAACGGTTCTTAAACGTCACCTGCTGGAAATTATATATATCGCTCGTCTCATCCCGGCTCATTTTTACAGGATCTTCGCCGCTATCGTAGATATAATCCTGGTCAGACAGGGAGTACAGCGCATCTAAATCCGGAGTATAGGTTGCGCCATTTCCTGTTACAGTGCTTGTGCCGTAGGGTACAACCTTTAAAGAGCCCTGACTGTTGACGAATTGGCTATTTGTCGCCGTCATAATGTCATTGAAGGTATCGGAAATGCCTGTCTGGCTATCCAGTGCCACAGATAAAAATAAACCCATTGCTAAACAATAGGTTTTCCAGGTAGTCAAATCACCAATATAAGCTGTAGGATAGCTAACGCCATATACATCGTCAGTCAGTAATCCCGTGACAATGTAATACGGTTCACAGTCCAAGTTACCGGAGCCGTAAATATGTTTGCCGAAAACTTCAAAACCATATTCCGGCAAGGAATTCGTACTGCCAAGACTGAGATATCCGGCCACATAGCAAAGATAAGGATACTTTAGGGCATGATCGCTGGATACGCTATATAGGTAATACGTATATTTGACGTAAACAGTTTTCCCGGAATATGCAGAGCCAAGGGTTAGCACTAAGGTTGAAGAGTTAAAGCTATAACCGGTAATGTCGATAGAATCGCCTGAGGAATAGTAATAAACTGCGCTTATACCTCCAAAGGTATAGCCGGAAGGTACTGACAAGGTTATTTGATAAGGACTAGATACTCTGGCAGAGGTAGTTGTTGTCGTGGCGGTTTTTCCGTTGTGCTTACTCGTCATGTAGGACCAGGCCGATTGACTTTTTGACCCGTAAAAGACGGCAAGCGTTGATTCAGAGGAAAGGGCATTACCGTCCGAATCGTAATAGAGTGCATTAATGGCCGCTAACGTTGAGCTGTCGAGACTCCAATCAGAGTTAATGGCATGCTTTTTATAGCCGGTGCTACTATCCCATATGCGGCCTATGCCGTTGATTTCTCCCTCACACAGACCAACGGCTATCGCTGCCGAATACGTATAGGAGACGGTTGTTACACCTCCTTTACCGCTGGTCGTTTCGTTTTCTGTTATTGTAAAATCAACATAGTCAATAATGTTGCCGTTGAGCTTGTGAGTGCCGTAAACGATTGGGATCGGTGTGCCAAATACGCTGGTTGTTACGTCTAAGCTTGTTTCTTTTGTAGATGTGTAGACTGTGCTGCCGCCCAATTAAACCACCTATCTTTCTGGCCAAAACGAATAAACGGCCCGCTGCCGCTTCGGTAAGTCTCCCTGGGTGTTATCCCCATAAACAACGCCTATTTGAACGTAGGAATGGATGATCTTAGGATAGTCAATAACAATAGCCCCGTGACTAATGCAACGTCCATATTGATAGAGAATTATATCTCCGGGCAGTGGGTCACGGTTTTTAACTTCATGGGTGTACTTACTAACCCAGCCAAGATATTGTTCTTCGCTATGGTGTAAGTGCCAGGAAGATGAATAGTGCGGTATTTCAGTGTGCGGTACTAAGTCGCAGCGCTCAAACACCTCCAGGATATAAAGGCCGCAATCTACGCCGCCATGTTTTACCCGGGCCTCGCAGTGGTAGGGAGTTCCCAGCCAGCTCTCTGCCTCTTTAATTACAGCCTGCCGCTGCTTTCTTTCTAATTCGTCCATAAAATCACCGCCTATGCTGTTATTGTTGGTACCGGGATGTAAGGGGTTCCACGGTAATTATCGTAATTGCTAAATTTGCTTTTGCATGTGGACATGGTATGATCACAGCCGGGGACTAATTTCAGCTTATCTCCCACCGAAGGAGTACTGTCTAATTTCCACATTAACGTTATAGTGGCTATCCCGGTACTTGAATCGTATGTATGGGATTTAATTGTTTTTTGAATCCCGTAATTATCGCCGCTTGTAAATTCCACATAGCCGCTATTGTAGTAGCCGGCAGCTTTGGCAACACTGATATAGAGAATGCTTTTGGTACTGCCGGCTAATATTTTAACGGTTGTACTCCAATCATCTTCATCCAGTCCGCAGCAATAACCAAAAAGGGAACTAATACACCCCGCCTGGTACACATTCGGCGGGGCCTTTGTCGTCAGTATGCTTGTAAACGCTTCCACTTTTAATTCAGCCGCACTGCGCCCTGCGGTTTCAGTTTCAATCCGGCCGGCAAATAGTAGAATCCGGTAATCTTCGGATACCTCTAACTCCCACGTTTCCATGAACACCTGGTAATATTCGCAAACCGCATAATCAAACGCGCCGGATCGGAGCGCCTTGGGTATGGTGAAATCAACATTACCGATGGTTAAGGTATCCTCTTCCGAATAGTAAATCTTCATCGTAAAATCATCAACAGACGTCCCTAGACTCTGCTTTAACTCCCCGCTGTCAATCGGCAAGGAAGTGTAATTGTAATCCCCGCATTTAAAGGTGTAAGGCAGCGAGGTAAAACGAAAGACAGAACCATTTGTTAGGGTTATAACAAATAATTCTGCCAAGCACAATCCCGACGCGTTATTGAGTAGGGTAAGTAAGGTAGAAGAACAGCTTTTCATATCAGCACCGACTTAAACTCCAGCGTATCTGCCGTCCAAATACCGGAAGCAATCGCCTTAAATTCGCTTTCGTCCTCTGTAAACCTACACCTGTAATAAAAATCACCGGACCAATATAGCTTACTATTTGCCGCCGGCGCAGAAGTAAAAGTAATTTTCCCTTTTGTTGTCCAGGTAAAAGCTGTTGTTTCCGTGTTGCCTATATAGATCGTTGGTGCATCAGCTAACCCAATGACTGGCTCAATAAAAGCCCCGTAGCTCCGACATAACTGAAAGGTTGTGGTACTGCCATCACCCGTTCCGAATATCTGTTTCGTGCATTGATAATCCGTAGTGTCTTGATAAAGGAAATCATCGTGGCTCCCGTATCGGTTTAAATAGAACCCGACAATCTGCTGAATGTCATCGGTGGAAGCGGATTTATCTAATAAATAACTATAGGATAGTGTAAACATCCAGCGTGGATAAGGCCGTAGGGATAACGACTTCACTATCCCTAGCGCCGATTCATGTTTTAATGTGATAAACTCTGGTTTCTTTGTCCAATCCCATGCTACGCCATTTAGGGAAGGAAACACTGCATCACTCATTTGATCACCTACCTGGAAGGATTTATTTCCCATTTGTCGAAAATTAACAGAAAAGGAGCGTGGTTATGTGAAAAGAATTGTATTAATACTTTGTTTACTGGTAGCCATGGCAGGAATAGCATCTGCTGCAAGTTTCGATAAGGTTGCACCAATGTCCGACGAGCAATCAAGAAACTTTCTTACAAGTCTAGCTGGTACACCTGTTTGGTTTGATAGACATTCTAGTCATCATAGTGAGTACCGCCTTAACACCTTATATAATCTTGAACATGTACTGATCGGAAATATAGACATCGACAATGGGATTATTGAGATTATAAAAGATGACGGTAGTAATTTTAATTGGCAACCTATTACTGAAATAGACTTTGGCAAGAATTATGAAAAGCATTCTGCTGCCGTAACACTTGCTATGGAAGTACAATGGTTATTCTACCTTAAAAATCCATACGAAGAACATCCTGATTGGTCTGAAAATGCTTGGAGTTATATAAAAAATGAAAAAGTTTACATAGGTATGACTGAGCAAATGTGCAAACTCAGTTGGGGAAAACCTCAAAAAGTAAATCGCACTACAGGTTCATGGGGAACTAAAGAACAATGGGTTTATGGCGATTTTGGGCCATATCTTTACTTTGATAATGGTACATTAACAACTATACAAAATTAATTATCAAGCCGCATTTCAATCAATGCGGCTTTTTCCTTACGTTAACCCCCATCGTGTCGCGTTTTGCTTAGCCATGCTACGCTGTACTCTATACAAGCTTTGAGTAACTTGCCGGCTATTGTCTTTCAACACACGACCAACTCCCTTTGCATCCATCGCTTGCACATTATACGTTGGCGAATGATTAACCTGAGCACCGCTACCGCTGCCCGTACCGTTTGAGCCACCAGCCATCATACCCCTGACAGTATCAGCAAAGCCGCCTTTAGCTGGAACAATCATTTCGCCTTTATGTACCTTGGCAATGCTATCCGACGGCAGCGACCAGCTCCCCACATCGTAAGACGGCAAACCGCTTACTGAATTAGATTGATAATATGTGCCGCTTGCCCTTGTGGTTGTGGAGCTACTTGAGGAGCTGCCGCTTCCTAAAAGGGAGGAAATAAGATATACAACCGCCATCATTTCAAGCATTTGTGCTATTTCTGTTCCTATATCGGTAACAGCCGCTTGGCTTTCCGTTGCATTGCCTTCTTTTATCTTGGCGTTTTTTTCTTTATTGATCGCTATCAATTGGGCTGCTTTAGCTTGTTCTTTTGCAACTTCCGCCGCGTCTGTAGCTGTTTTATTTGCCAATACTGCTGCGTCACCTGTAGTTTCAGCGGTCTTTACTTTCGCTTTGTGAGTTGTCAATTGTTTATACATTTGACTTAAACTATCGGTCCATTTTTTAGCTAATTCACTGGTCCATTGCTGAGATAGTGATTTGACCATAGAATTAAAAATATTTTTCATTGCCTGTGAAAATGAAGTAGTTCGCTGTAGTATTCCATTCAGCCCTTTAGCCATGCTGGTTTCCATGGTATTAAACGCCAAAGTTACATAGCGATTATTATATTGCTGGTCTTGTTGCCTATAGTTTTGCACATTTTTAAAGTATGTCGAATATGCCTGTAGTCCTTGGTTAAGGGTAGCTCTCAGTTTATCTGGATCGCCAGCGTTTTTCTCCATTTTATCAAGAGATTCTTGGCGCGTTTTTTCATCAACTGCAGTTAGAAACTTTTGATATTCAGCAAGCTGATCACTATAATTTACACCTGCTTTGAGATTTCCTTTTAGTTCTGATTCCGTATTGGCATTGCTCTTGTCATAATCACTTTGGTTTTCCTGTTCATAATACGCCCGTTTTTTCGGCTCGGTAATTTGACGGTTTGTGTAAGCATTTTCAATGTCGGTATGCTTATATTCAACTTGGTTTTTCGCCGCTGTTTTAAGTAAATCGGCTTCGGCTTTCAAAGATGCTTGAATTTTTTCGTGAATAAGATTACATTTTTCCGTTTCGGCGTTTAGTTTGGCCTGAGAATCGGCAAGGGCATTAGCCGACTCCTGCATCTTATTATAGAGCTTTAATTCATACTCATTTAACGCAATGCCTTTTTCAACTTTCTCATTTACTGCTTCTTCAGCTTTTTTAACATTATCTTTCCCTGCCGCTGCCAAAGCTTGCTCTCTTTTGTATTGAGTGGCCTTTAATTTAACTTGTTCTTCAATATTTTGCCGCTCTAAATTTAACTCTTCCATTTTAAATTCAAGTGTTTCATGGTGATGCTCATCATCAAGCTTTTGCACATCTTTTAAGTAGCTTTGGTATAAATAGAGTTGGTCATTGTAGGTAAACGACTTGCCCTGAGACTCAGCATCATATTTCGCTTGGGCTACCGCCGTTTCATACTCTTTCTTCTTTTTCTCATACTCGGTTTGGCCCTCATTCTCTTTACCATTCTTATCCTGACCAGACTCAGAAGGAGTAAAGGGATTGCCCTGTGGCTGTTCGCCGCCTTTCGTATCGTCTCCGCCGAAACCAAGGGAAGACATTATCCCTTTTGCTTTGTCCCTTACACCTTCAAAAGCAAGAATACCAGCAGTCTTAAGGCCCTTCCACATATTGGAGCCAATGGATCCCAAATCCGACATTGCGCCGGACCAATTTGACTTAAAACTATTAACACCAGCGTCAATTGTAGCAGGATCTAACGCCAAGGCCCCTTTCAATATTTGGATTATACTAGACCCCATATTTTTTATATGTTCCCATAGCTTACTAAAAGCTTGCGCTATAGCATCAATGGTTCCAGCAGTAGCGTCTTTTATTCCGTTAAAGTTTGTATACCAGGCTGTAGCTAAAGTCGCAATCGCCACTCCGATAACAACTATAGAACCAATCAGTATTCCCATTGGAGTAATCATGGCGAGTTGTGCAGCAGCAGCTTTAAAGCAACTTCCACTAAACAAATTAGTTGCCGCTGTAGCTATTGCTGTACTTATAGAACCGGCTTTCATAAGTGTGGTTGATAAGGTTGTAATTCCATTCATCACCACTGTAGCAGCTGCTGAAGCTAGTACTCCAACCTTATAAATTCCCCATACTGCAACTAGCGTCCCAACGGCTTCCGCTACCGCTTCAATAACCGTTACTACTTCTTGGTGAGAACTAAGCCAGTTTTGTATCGAGCTTACCACTCCTGAAATTTTAGATGGAATACTAAGAATGGCAGCTCCAAAGTTAGCTAATATCGGCAACATCACATTTCCAATATTAACAGACAGCGCTTCAGTCACGATCCCTAATTGACGCTGCGCTGCTGTATAAGCATTAAAATTAGCCATTTGCTGCGGCCCTACCATTAACCCTAACTGCTCAGCCTTTTGCGCTGCTTCTGCCATTCCCTCTGCTGAAAGCTTGCTAAATTTATTTACATCAATTTGAGCTCGTTTAAAAATTTCCATTGCTGCAACATTTCTTGAAGTGCCAGCCGCGGTATTTCTCAGTACTCCAGCAACCTCCAATAACAATTGCTGAGAATTTTTAAACGAACCGTCAGCATTTTTCACGGAAACACCCAACTTTGTAAACCCTGTCGCTCCGCTTGATAATTGCCTTGTCATAGCACGGGAAGCACCTAAATAATCCTCCGTACTAATCCCAGCACCTTTTAACGCAACATTCAACCCTGAGGCTTGTTGTGTAGTTATCCCTAGCTGACTAGACAATTTATTAATTTCGGTATAGTAATTTTTTGTAGCAGAAACTGCAGAACCAAATAAAGCAGCCCCTGCCATTACCCCACTTATTTTCGAAGCAACGCCCATCACACTTCCCATAGCTTCTCCAAGTGTAGAAAAAGCTCCTTTTACATTGCCCGACATGCTTGATATCGCATTACTAATACTTGAAAAAGTAGATTGTGTGCTATTTGCGGTACTAGCGGAAGCGTTTTGAATAGCATTACTACTTTGAGTAGTTACTTCAGCAGCCTTTGTCATTGCACTAGAAATATTACCTGACATTTGACTAAACATAGTAGTCATTTGACTAATTGAGCTGCTAAGTTGGCTTATTGCATCTTGCAGCCCTTGGTTAAAATCGTCCGCTGAAGCACTTATTATTACCTGGACCTTATCATTATCTGCCATTCTTTACCGTCCTCCCGCCGCCTGAAAATCACTCATCAAATCTTCTAAGCTATTAGATTCCTCTTTTAGTTTCTTATCCTCGGCGTTTTTCACTTCACACCCAAACCCCTTCATTAAACCCACAAGTAAAACATGGGTAGGCGGCTGGTGTTGCCAATAGGAGAGCAGCCGCCTATACCTCGGAAATGTCATTGTGTCTCGCACGTAATCATACGTCCAGCCCGTAGCCGTAACAATAAAACCGTAAATATCATCCCACGGTATTTCCGTTAAGCTACAGGCGTCTGTTCCCCCTCACCTTCACCTAAAACAAAACCGGAAGCCCCCATGATCGCGGCCATGATTGTTTTCATGTTTCGCATATCAATCATGTTTTTTACTTCATCAATCGTAATTTCGGGATAATTACGTTTAATGGCAGCATGGAAAATTTTCACCGTATCCTGAATTACCTCTTTGGTGATGGTTTGTCCAGCCGCTTGAGTACTTCTCTCTAGCTCCGGTGCCAATTCTTCTAATTGCCCAAAAGAAAGAGCAGGGATAACATACTCCCTGCCTGCTATTTTTACAGTTACGCCCTCATATTGTTGTTGCTGCTTGTTCATCACTATCTACCCCCTAACCTTATTTATTCAATCGTACTCAAATACCCCAAAACCCCTGCCGAATCGCACGTTGCCGTAAAATCCAGTTCCGGAACGGTAAAGTCTTCGACCTTAGTCGAAATTAAGGACAACTTATTCGACACGCAGGCATTCAGGATCATGGTCACCTGTTTGTTATTGAATTTGCCGTTGAATATACCCGTCCAGGGGGTTGCTGTGCCAGTCGCCGCATTTTTCAGCGTGATAGTATTGCCTGCGCTGGATGAGGTGTAGATATACGAGATATACACGGATGCCCCCGCATCACCGGAATAAAAAGTATATACACCGTTAGCACAGGTATATTGACCTGCCGCCGTTAACGTAGTTACTCGAGTCAGCGGTAGCCCTGTCGATGTGTAAATTACCCCTAAGTCCCTGTCAAAGGTTGAACTATTGGCCACTGTCACCGTATATTCACTAGCAGACGGAACCGTCCCGGATTCGTTTTGACTTACTAAATACATGTTATTGGTAGTCAATGTCTGATTAAAGAAAAGCTTATTATAAGCATTAGCATTAATCTTGCCAAACTTTGCTTTCCCGGTTACTTTCATTTGCCCCTGGGCTGCCGCATCGGCAAATTTGTTCTGCCCGAATAACTCCTTAATCGTACTGGAAAAATCTATTGTGACTTCTTGCAGTGTACCAAATTGAATAGGTGTCGGCGTAGTATCGTCCGTAATCCCATACAAACTACCCGCACCAAAATGATATTGCCCCATTACTCATTACCTCCTTCTATGTCTTCATGAAACAGTTCCACCATAGCCGTTTTTAAATCGCCTAAAACCTCTCGTAAATGGTTATATGCCTCCACATTCTGAGACAGCGGCGAATTATGGATTTTGGAATGAAACCATTTATCGATTACCACCTGAATTTTTTCATCCATATTACCCTCCGTTTATTACCTCAATCTTAATCGGTACTATCGCCATACATTGATTTCCTTGCAGCCCTTCATATATTTCAACTGTACCATCAATGAAACAATCAAAAACCAGACCCTCAAGAGTCTGGTATCCAGTCACAACCTTTTGATCCAACGCCGTTTCCACAGCATCGAGAATGGAATTAATCTGCGTACAGGAATCACCTTCCTCAGCATTGCAATAGACGTACCACTCCGCATTCATAATCCACTTGGTAGGAATAGACGGCCTAGTAATAGCCGTCTCTTTTCCCTGCCGTTGAAAAAGCGCCGGCTGCTCACTCGGCGGAACGTCCGCCCAATGCTTCAGTGTACGGCTAGTTGTAACCAGTCCAGAGATATCCGCCGTCATGCTAAAAAGGGCCGCATAAATTGGCTCACGGTTCATGCCTGCAGCCCCTCCCTTACACCTAGCCGGATCTGTTCATAAATCATTTCCGCATCCTCTTTTAATGTAGATCTGAGAAATGATCGTTCGGGAATCCGCGAACCAGGGTGCATAACTCTTTTTCGAATCAACACCTTACCATCAACCATAAATTTTAATGCTTCATGGTTTCTCGGAACAATTTCGTGCGGAGAAGTTACTCCCCCATATTCATGGATAGCAGCATATTCAGAGTTGGTGCCAACCGTGGCGCTAATATTTGAACCATTAATATTTACCGGATTGGTGTGAATGCTACGCCGGAGATTCCCGGTTTTAACATGTAAAACCTGACCGCTTAACTTGTTGGCCTTAACATCAGCTTCAACCTGTAATGCAGCCGCCTGCACACGTTTTGTAACAGCCAACATAACCTTATCCGGTAATACCCTAAGCCTTTCCTCTAACTGCTCTCCACCGATAATGGTTGCCTGAATCATGTGATCGGCACCACCCTTTTGTAGCCAGCCAGTATATCGGTATGGTCCGGCGACAAGTCTCGTTTTGAAAAACTGACCGTCTGCCCGCCAAAGTCTTTCGAGTCTTCCCCAATACGGTCCCGGCGCTTAAATTTATTAGCAACAATCTCTATAACGACCTGCTCAAGCTCCAACGGCACTGTTGTATATCCCGCCGTATACTCTATAATCACATTACCGAGCCCCAAAGGAAAAGAATAGCCGTGAACGTAAAGCATTTTATCATCAAACCAATACCCTGGACTGATACCCGGCTGCGTACTCGCCGAAATATTGAGTCCGTTTATAGCGAGCGAAGAAACTGCCGTAACAGGGCTGTTTTTCAGCATTATCCGGCAGGAACCATTACCGTTTCGCCGCTCAGTATAAGAGGCGCTCAATAGATCCCTCTTTACCCATGTAACAACGAACGCGCTCGCTGCCGAAATCAATCTCGACAGGAACGCGTCACTCGTTGTATTACTTAGGTTTAGATATTGCTTCACATTGTCCAGTGTGGTAAAGTCCACAGTAGCCATAGGCTATTTCCCCTTATCGTCGGCCTTGTCAGCCTTAGAATTATCCTCTGTTTTTGCAGTTTTAGGCTTATCGGCAACCACAAAACCATGATCCAATAACGGCTGATATTCGGCATCCGGAACCTCAACGAGGCCGTCTTTTACAGGATATTCAACCCCGCCTACCGAACAAGCCGCGCAATCCTTAGAACCTTTTAGATACATGACCGTCTCACTCCTTTAACCGTTGGCAATATTCGTGATTGCGCCAAACGCAGGCAAGAAGTAGATCGGCATAACTTCACGAGCATAAACCCCGTATTCATACCGGCGGGTTTTAATCGGCCATGCAATTTGGTAGTAATCTCTTAAATATCGGATTTCCGCGATATTAGTTACATTGGACAGCGGATACGGAATAGTCTTTTTGCGGAACATGATTGTCCCTTTCGGCATGTAAGGATGCAGCCGGACAGGAATCAATACGCCGCCGTCCATAGCAAATTTATTGAGATATGAACCGACAATAGCTCCGGCTGTTACGGTAACATCTGCCGCATCGCCTCTTTGCCCGTCAACATTAAACCGGAATAACGGAGTACCACCGCCTGCAATAACCTTATTGGTGATATTCTGCAGTTCTTGGCTTGATACAACAATTTCATCCGGCGACAATTTGTAATTTTCCCAGAAGCTTAATAGCGCTTCATCAATTTCATTTATCCCACCTGCGCCATTTGAGCTTAGGGTTGTGCCAGTACCGGCCGTACCCGTCGCCAGAGCCTTAAAATAAGCCCCGCTATCCGAATTACAAATCTGAGTCAGATAGCCATCAAATACTTTCGAATTGGTACTCCAGTCGCTGGAATCCAGGGCAGTAGCCAACTGGGAACCAGCAGCATCCGCCGAAATAGCAACACTGTTTATAGTAGTGATAGCACCAAGTTTTTCACTGCCGGACGCTCCCCAATACCAAGCATAGCCAAAAGCACCTTGTACTGCGCTAACCGAAGCAGAAATAGATCCGCTTGCTCCCGTAGTGGTTACGGTAGCAGCCGAAGACTGAATTGCAGAGCCGCCGCCGTAGGTATCAGTAGATCCATCGGCGTTATTACGGCTAATTTTATTAGGAACGCCGCCAGTTATTGAAGAATTCATTAAGCCGTCATAGGAAAGTGCCACACAGATAACGGAGTATGTACCAGTAGCAAGTGAACCGGCGGTTCCCGCGGTGAGTGATGGAGTCGGAGTTGTTCCCAACGACACACTAGCATTACCGCCTACAATGATTTTTTCTTCTCCCATCATCATAGACTGGAGCAAGCTCCGGGTGGCCAATGCCTTAACATCGTCAAAGTTTTCCGAAGACTCATCCGCTTCGAAATTAACAAAGTTATCCAGGCCAATACTGGCATAGGTGGCCAAATAGTCTTTTTCCGTAATGCTCATAAATGCATTTCTTTGCCCCTCGGAAATACCAAGGGCCAAGTTAGCCACATTAACCCCCGTTACTGCTTTCCAGTGGGTGGCTGTACCGCCGTTGCCCTTTACCCTGGGTAATTCATTCCGGAACGGACTAAGCACCGGATACAATAGCTTGGCACCCGCCTGCAAATCATAATAGTTTAGCCCGGTGCCGGTTGTAATACCTTGCGTTGTATTTGCTTTCTCAATACGGTTTTGTTTGTCGTTAGTCAATGCTTTAAAAAGCTGGTTGACTTGTTTTTCACGGCTTCTGTTCATACCAAATAGGCCGTTATGTTGAATTACATTTACATTCACTTATCTTTACCCCCTGTTAATAATAATTAAATAACGCTCACTTAGTAAGCGCCTAATTCTGAGTTTTCTTTTTGCATTTCATCCAAAATGTTGTCTGCTTTTGAAATTACATCCTCTTCTTGGGCCGGATTTGCATCCTGTGCCTTCGTGATTGCAACTGCAGCTTGATTCGATACGGTTTTGCTTGGCAAAGGAGCCGCTTCCAGTTTTTCCATTCTTGCCGACAAATCGGATATGGCTCCATTCGTCTTTTGGACTTCTTCTAAGGTTTCCGTCAGCTTATTAATAGCTTCCTGAAACGGCGCGACAGTTTTCGCAATTACTTCATTGACCTGATCTAAAACTTGTCCTTCGAGTTTATTCACGTCTTGACTTCCTCCTTCATCAATTTTGTTCACATCGCCGCATTTTGCACACTTACACTCAGCGCCAAGATCTTTAGCGTGATCGTGCATGGCTTGAAGTTTCTCTTTGTCGGATTTCGAGTTGCGGGCGCCAACTTGCTGAGCATCTCCCGCCGGATTGCCTTTTGTATCCACGTTAGATTCACCCCCTCCCTCAACCGACTTAAATAACCTTTGCTCTCTAGTGCCGTCTATTTTGACGACCTCATAAAAAACAGCCGACGGCACACAAGGCTTGTCGGCTAGGGAAAGTTCATTTGGTTTTAAAACATAGCGCATCCCGCCAAGCTCGGAATCCGGCACCTTGGACCCCACGGATACACCGCCAAAGCTAAAGCCAGTATATACACCCTCAAGGCATTTGTTCCATTCCTCATCATCTATCACTTTGGCGCAAACGCTGACTGCCTTTTCTTCATCGTGAAAATTAAGGTCAACCAACTTACCGGCGCTTATGGCCTTATGCATGGCCCTAAGGTTTCCCTTACTCTTTCCGTCAGTTTTCTCCGTAAAGTCTTTCGACCAAGCTTCAATATACGGCTTCGACTTCTCATAGTCGAATATCTCCCGGGCGTTGTCAAGTTCTTCCCGAGAGGCTATTCCATAGACTAGCCGCTTTTCTTCGTCCACTTTTGTGAGTGGTATAAACAGTGAAACATTACCCATCGTCTTCCTCCTTCCGTTTTGGGGCATAAGAAAACCGCCTAACATAAATTAGGCGGTTGGCTTGATATTTATCTTTCCACAATCTCAAAGTCATCTACAAAAAACCAATAGTCTTCTTCGCTTTCATCAATAATACGATACATCCCATCGCTTTCCTCAAGAACATCATATGCCTTACCTGTATCGAAAGCAGATTTATAATACGTTCCAATGTACTTGACTTTCATTTTACATCACCCATAGGTACAATTTTATTCTTGTACTACCTGGAATCCGGTTTTACTATATAAATAATCTTCTCCGCTTTCATCAATAATACGATAAAAGTCGCTTTCAACAGAAATCACATCGTAAACTTTACCATGTACCAGAACTAAAGGCTCAGATTCACCTATATACTTTACCTTCATTAATCCTCAACTATCTCAAAATCGCCTTTGCCAAACCAATAATCTTCGCCGCTTTCATCCACAATGCGATACATTCCGTTGTCTTCCTCAAGAACATCATACGCTTTACCCTTATCGAAAGCGGATTTGTAATAGGTTCCAATGTACTTGACTTTCATCTACATCACCCATAATCAGCTTATCGCTGTTTTACTTTCATTTCTATTTTACCAATATTTTCGCATTGATACCAGTGAATTTCAGCTATTTCTGGGCCATTATCCGTTTTTATGGTTGCAGTACCAGTCATTTTCTTCCAATCCTTAGCTCTCGTATCAGCCCCATTAGGCAATTTATGATCATTAACAAGCCTTCGCACATCACGAATTTTCGTTCCTTCTGAAATTACCTTAACCTTAGTCACTTTACTGCCAGCTTCTAAAACCGGATTTCCTTTTCCTGCAAGAGGTATGTCTTTTTTAGTAGTAAAACAATTAGCAGCTCTTGCCCCTAATGATTTTGGCTGATCGATATACTCATCTTTAACAGTAAATCGGCCTTTTTCATCCCGGGGATGATCACTCTCGCTGAATTTAGTTACCTGGTCGTCTTCTTCATCTTCCAGCAATGCTACAGTATAGTCGCAACGACAATTCGGGTGACAGGGAGGCATTGCATCGCCAGACGGAAAATCATCGTCAAGACCAATAACCCCCGCCGCCTCATTATTGGCACAATCGTCACATTCATCATCACCGTCGGCTACAATCCAATGCTTCCCAAGATTAAGGCCCGACTGTTTATATCCAATCATCCGCCCGTTACAATCCGCGAGGGCAGTTTCTGTCCGGGCAATCATTTTGGCCCGACTTTCACTAAAGGCTGTATTATCTTCGATTTTCTTGGCAAGCTTCTGAGGTGACCAGCCTTCTTCCATTGCATTTGTAACAGTTTCGCGTAAATATTCGCGGGTGCTTTCCGTAATGGCCCAATTGGCGTTATGGTTGTCCACCAGTTCACCATCAACCCACTTTTTGCCGACCATCTCAGCAGCCCGTTCATTCGCCCAGGCAACGGCATCCTCATTGACCAAGTTAGTGATATTTTCGTCGCTTACTTCCACCTGAGCCAAGGCTCTGGCCCCACTATACTTTGCAATGCGCATTAGCAGCGGCTGCACATCGTCAAATAAAATGGACCAGCCGTCAAAGTCCAGCTCGTCCAAAATTTGATCTATTAATTTACCTGCTTTCAAAGAAACAACTATGGTCCCGGCCACTTCCGGCGCTCGTTCTTTAAAAAACTCCTGCAGGAGCTCTTCAATTTCAGATTGAGAGTTATTTAGTACATCTGTCTCCCTCGAAATTGGCTCAAACGGCTTTTTTTTTATTGCCTTCTTGGCAATACCGCCACCTGTATCAATTTTGCCAACATCATCCGGATCATCAGTTGCTTTGCCCTTTTTGGGGTCTTGTTCTTCTTGTTCAGGCTTGCGCTTATCATCCTTTTGACCATTAAACGGCTCAGGCACCGGCGGGTTTAGTTTCGCCTGCTGTTCTGGTGTTAACGGATCTCTACCGAGCTCCTCGCGCACTTCATCAGGGTCAAGAACCTTTGCCTGTAAATAGATTTGGTTTACCTGTGCCTTTTCCAACGGCGCTATGGCATCCTCATCTATCCATTGGAATTCAATTTCAGTAAAGCCCATATACCGCTGAATAATGGTATCCATGAGTTCCTTTACATAATTTTTCCGTGGTGCCAAGCCTTCTGATTTTGACGCCTGCTGCACAGTCTCTGCAGTTGCCCGGTTTGTTTCTTTCGTAAATGGAGTTGGCGGCAGGCTCAGTACATACATAATCACCCGGGCCAACCATTCATCAACCTCTGCTTTAAGCTCCGGACTTTTCAGCTGAAACGGAGTAATTCCCCCAGGAATAAATCGTCCCTTTCGCTTTGCATTTTGATCACCTTCAAAAAGGCTATCCCAATACGCCTGAAACTCAGCAACCTGCTCTGCCGTCCAGCCTTCCGGACAGCCAAATGCAGTTTCCGGAATATTTCCCTCCGTAAAAAATCCTAGCATATAGAGTTGTCGCCGTATGGCAATATCAACGGTTGTAACAATCTGCTCAACGTAACTATAACCATATACATGATTCGCCCTTGGATTTCTCGGTAAATAGAGAAGTTGATCTGTTGTTAAGTTTATAGCCGGCATCCCATACAGCACTTGCTGATAAGCTGGATCGGGCGTTTGCGGCCGGTCACCGTTAATATCAATCTTGGGT